GAATTCGATTGTATTGCGAATCGTTATTTTGATCGCGACCCGGATTAATCAGTTTTTCTGAGTATATATACCCGTTAGAACTCAATGGAAATCATCACTAATGTGTTGGACCTTGTGTCTACTGTTAGTTTGCGCACCTCGTTGCAGGTGCATGCCTCCTTTGATTTGCCCCTTTCAATTGAGCAATCCTTCATGATCCGATTATGGTTAGTGAGGGATGTCGTGATCCCGACAATGAAGGTTTATTGGGACGCTGACGCGCTCTTAGGGAGATTGGAGACGGTTTTTTCCACCGACCCCGAGCCCGTTGTAATGAGAAATTCCACATTTCATGACATTGTTCCTGAATATGTTGATGAATTCGGGGAAGTTCCTGAGGAGGCTTACTTGTCACCGGAGGAGCGTGAAGAGATTCATAAAGCCACTTTCCTAAAACATGAACATTGGGGAAGTGAGTCTTCTGGATCTAGTTTTCTCGATGAGATCGAATGCCTTTATGACGAAACCGTCAAAGATGACGTCATGCAAGACGTATGTACTGACATGCCCAAAGATTATGAAATCATGTGGAATGATGGGGCTGTCGATGCTGTTTGGTCCAGTAGATTTGAAGTCGAAGAGCCTCCGAAACCAAAATTCCGACCTCAAATGACCGACAAAGTTTGCGATCCTGTGATAATCCAGGATGCAATAAATGATATATTCCCGTTTCATCAAGACATGGATGATACATATTTCCAAACATGGGTGGAGACGCAAGATATTTCCCTTGAAGTTTCAAAATGTTGGCTTGATGCGTCAAATTTTAAGGATTTTACCAAGGGACAACAGACATACGCGGTTCCCACCTATCAGTCTGGTGCCACTAGCAAGAGGGTCAACACGCAGAGGGAGACTCTTTTAGCAGTGAAGAAACGCAACATGAATATACCTGAGCTTCAAGCTACCTTCGATCTTGATGCCGAAGTGGCGACATGTTTTAAGCGGTTCTGCACACATGTTGTCGATATTCCGAGATTGAAGAGGTTACCACCGATGATGGGAACTGAAACTGAATTTTTTCACCGCCTATTTGGCTGGTACAATCCCCCATTATCTGAATACCGAGGGCCACTGACGTTGCAGTCTTTGGATAAGTACATGCATATGGTGAAAACCATCGTCAAGCCCGTCGAAGATAATTCCTTGAAGTATGAGAGGCCGTTGTGTGCCACGATAACCCTATCAAAAAAGGGGATCGTGATGCAGTCATCTCCATTGTTTTTGAGTGCTATGTCCCGACTTTTCTATGTTTTGAAGTCGAAGATTCATATACCAAGTGGAAAATGGCATCAACTTTTCACACTTGATGCCACGGCTTTTGATGCAGCCCAATGGTTTAAAGAAGTGGATTTCTCGAAGTTTGATAAGTCTCAAGGAGAGCTTCATCACAAAGTTCAAAAATTAATTTTTGATCTTTTGAAATTACCTCCAGAGTTCGTGGAGATGTGGTTCACCTCCCATGAGAGATCTCATATCACTGATCGAGATACTGGCGTGGGTTTTTCCGTCGATTATCAACGACGAACGGGTGATGCTAATACGTACTTAGGTAACACACTTGTTACCTTAATATGTTTAGCTAGAGTTTATGATTTATGTGATCCTAAGATCACATTCATCATAGCCTCTGGGGATGACTCTTTGATTGGCTCTGTTGAAGAATTACCACGAGCACCTGAGCATCTTTTCACCAGTTTGTTCAATTTTGAGGCGAAGTTTCCACATAATCAACCGTTTATATGTTCCAAATTCTTGGTGTCGGTTGATCTTGCTGACGGTGGACGAGAGGTTATTGCCGTCCCAAATCCCGCAAAATTACTAATCAGGATGGGCCGCCGCGATTGTCAGTTCCAATCCTTAGATGATTTATACATCTCTTGGCTTGATGTTATATATTATTTCCGAGATTCCCGTGTGTGTGAGAAGGTTGCAGAGTTATGCGCATACCGACAAACACGAAGGTCTTCGATGTATTTACTCAGTGCTTTACTGAGTTTGCCTAGTTGTTTCGCGAACTTGAAAAAGTTCAAATTACTCTGTTACAATTTGACAGAGGAAGAGTGTCTGAAGAAAACGAAACTAACTAGAGATACCCATGGACATGTCGAGAAAGAGCAACGTGTCAATGGATGCCGTAACAAGGGAATTGTTCAAGAAGGAACTGCGATACCGGCTAAAAATGGCCGAAGAGTTCAAGAAACAAGCACGAGACCCAATAGTGGATTCCGTGCATACCCACAGCGGAAATCGCGTGGATGCTGGATACCACATATCTCCAAAGTTTTTCAAGCCCCTGACCAAATGGGGGGTTGTTCCTGTGCTGTCACTCGTAAATCTTTCAGCAGTATCAGAAGCGCGGTGGATGTTAGTGGATTCCCACCAGCTGGCCCCCCCTCTCGTTACGCCGAGAGTGGTGAGTTCGGAGATGGCACCCGAACCGGAAGCTCGTATGCTTATAAAAATTCCAGACCTCGGAATAGATTACGAGCTCAGGGAGTTCACCAATCCCGCTGTAGTAATACAGAGTATATACCGTCGAATAATCGGCGAAGTACCTAAGGGATGGTACGGCTTAAAATCTTGGAGTATTTCCTCCTATGGAGATGTGTACTCAAGATTACGCGTAGTGCGTAAGATGAAGGTCCATCTTACAATTCCAGGTTCAGATTGGGCTTATACCCTCTCTTTATCTGATGTAATATCTGGGCTTGCCATACCCAGATTACCTATTCCTGAGAAATATCTCAAGATGCCCATTTCGATTTCTTTTCGAGATGAGATGTGAAAGTGTAACATTTCATGTTACCTAGTGAAGGATCCTCCGGGATGTGCTCAGCACCTAGCCTAAGCTAAGTCCATATGCCCACCTTTGCTACTCCGGGTGGAAGCCTATACAAATGCTATGGATGCCTATATTTGAAATAATATAGATGCCTAAATTTTCTCTCATGGAGAAAATTTAGATGCCTCCAAAGGAGATGC